AAATATTGCAGTATATCAAGCATTGCTACATTGTAGCAGAATCTATGGTAGAAATCAACTTGTCAGCAATCATTTGATGCCCAATTTCGTTGGGATGGCCGCCAGGGAAAATTAATTCTCGTTTTTGGTTATTAGGATGATCTCGAAACCACATGGTGGTTGAGAATCCCGGCCAAATCTCTGTTGGAAGATCCAATTGATTATCGGCCGGCATGATGTGAAACTGCATCATAGGTATGTTTCGTCTAGCGGCTATGCCGTCAAAAAACAATAGGGTTTGCATGTGATTGAGTCTGGCCAGTTCTGAACAGTTGGTCAATACCAATTGTTGTTTGACCATGGTTCTGAATTCCTCTGGCACAACACTAGACCCATATTGCACCCAGGTTGAGTGTATGAACTTGTTCCAAGGAGGATCGTTAGCATAACTGCGATGGTCGGGATTGTAAAAACTCAATCGGTCCGAATCAGTGTGTCCAATCAAGACTATGCAATCTTCAGGACAGGGTTCGTGTTCCAGCCACCAAAGGAATGTCCAGATTGAACTCTGCATTGACCCGCCAGCAATTCCAAAATTCTCCGTAGGAACCTCATAGTGTTTGCCTAGCAGGCCCAGAAAATTATGACTGTCGCGATATTGATCGTTTTGATACCAACAACTGTGTGCATCAGCATGCTGTTGAACTAGTGCAGGATCCAGCAATTCGTCTCCGTACATCCACGAGTCACCAAACCCAACAATTTTTTTAAATGTCATCTACAAATTATGTCTACCACTGCCCCTGTTGTGATAATAACTGCGGCCGGTACAGTAGGTTGTGCCGGCGAGGGTGTGTAGCCTTGACCTCCGTTAGTAACATTTATGGCACTAACTTGACCGCCTGTAATTTCTGCTTCGGCCACAGCCCCAGCACCCAAACCAATGATTGTGACTTTGGGAGGTGCTAGATAGCCGTTGCCCGAATTGGTCACTGTAATGCCAGTGATCACTCCATTAGCAGCCTGAGCATTGGCAGTGGCCGGTCCTACAATTTCTGCTCCTGAATAACTGTTTAGGGCCAAACGCAACAATGGATGATAGCCCAGTACATTGATATATTCTGAGCCTGTTCGGTTGTAGTATGAAGATATGTTGCTGACATCGTACCATTCACTTTGATATGTTTCGGCTGCCTGTGCTTTGATATTGCCAGTGTAATGATCCATGGTCAGTTGGAACGTGGTCAAACTGGCACCTACGGTAGGGATAAAACTTGAATAGCGTTCAGGGTTGGGTTGTACGTTGCCCACCGGTGGAGGATTCAACGCCCAGTCTGGATAGTTGCCAGCAAACACAGGATTTATATAGACTTCAGGACCGTATATGGTAGGTACAGTGACTGTGTGGCTGGGTACAAATTCTGGTAACACACTATCTTGTATGTCCACATCTGCACGGGCCTGGGCTTGTGCATTTACAAACACTGCTTCTGTTAGGTTGCCACTAGTTCTGTCTATGCTATAACTAGCAGGTTCAGTGGGAAGTTCTGTGGTATCTGCGGCACTCAGTGTGACTTTGGCACGTCCGAATGGTGCATTCAGTATGACCATTTCTTTTTCCAGCAATTGTACATCGCCTTGCAGATTGATCAGTCTGAATATCAAATTGCTGCCGGTAATGTTTACAGGCTTTTGATCTTGATTAATGAATTCAAACAAGATCACGTTATCCACGCCCTTGTTAATTGTTAGTTTTTTTGCGTACACTGGTTCCCACCTCCGGACAAATACCTCACCCACTCCTTCGGTGTCTATTAATAAAATTCGCTGGATCTGTTGATAAATGTAGGCAGTGGTTGAGTACATAGTTCCAAATATTTACCTAAAAGTTTACTGTATAAATAAACCGAATGAAACTTATGGCCAGTGATTTATTTCAAAAATTAGCAGACAAATATCCATTTATAACCTTGTGCATCTACGCAAGTAACGAATATGTGGGCATAGTGCAAAATCGCGATGATGCAATTACCACTATCTACGACTTTGGGGCTGTTACAAACCAGGATTCCAAGCGTCAATTTATAGATTTGGCTAATACTTGGTGGTGGGAAAGCAATAGAAGTATACCTATTAATATATTCTTGCGTGGAGAGTGGGAGCCATTCCGCTCCACGTTGAGAACGTTTGCCAACAAAGATCTGGAAATTCTACATGGCCCAATATGCAGTTTGAACGATATTGCTCGCAAGAAAAGCAAAAGAAAAAGCATTACACTTGTTAGAAGAATAGATTAATTCTGATTCAAAAGATTCATATGCAAGGCCACTAGAGCCGCATATGAAATACTGTGACTCTTCTTGAATGTATAGCCTTGTGAATCATCCCCGTCCCATACACTAGCAAACACTTCTGCCCAAGGGCGTGTTTGTAAATGTGCTTTGCCCGGACGAATAATAGAGATAAAAGCCGCCATCCTAGGTATAGAATCTGGCTTCATGTGTGCCAGTAAATCAGTATAGTTGCCCACGTGTACTAATTGTCGTGCCCACTCTCGATCGGTCCACAGTCGTTCCCAAGGCGGTGTTGCCACCAACATTGTGTCATAGTGTGCAGGATCCTGGATCAACTGATACACACTCATGTTCAAGAAGTCTAATTTAAAGTATCCACGCTGTTCAGCAGTTTCATAATCCAGGGCCGCACAGCCTGCAACAGGATCACGTGGTATGTCAGTAACATACACTCCTGAGTTGTGTTTGCGACCATTGCTTTGTCGTGCTGGAGTGTGCTGAATTAACTTCAGTATATCTTCACGATTAGCAAAATCTAAATCAATGTCTGCGCTCATTCTTGCACCAATGCTGCCACAATTCTAACTCGTTCCTGGGCTTGTCGAACTGCTTCGAGTGCATCTGACACAGCAGGATGTTCTTTGGCCAGGACCTCAAGCCTTTTTTCTTCTTCCATCTGTCGTCGTGCCCAATCAATTGCCTCTTCAGCCACTCCATTAAGTCCTACACTAGCATGTGGTGAGTTTAATTCCAACCAGGTCATGCCATCATATACTTCTAGTCGTTGCTGGCTGGTGTTGAAACGCAAGTTACCAACTCCTTGTGAACCGGCCTGGGCAGTCACATAGGTGCTGGCACTGCCGCCTATTACTTGTATATACTTTCCAATGGTGTGAATTGCTTTGATCATGTTACCATCCTGCCTGTTTCAATATTTCTTTGGCATACTCTTGATCTGCTGGATAGTTTGAGAACTTCTTTTGCCAGGCGTCTGAATTAATGTAAGGCCATACCATGGCCACTTGTTCTGTTGTGAGTTCACTCAAAAACTTTTGCCCTGATTCTGAATTATAAATCACCCAAGGACTAATGCGTCCTGCTGTGACAGCATAGCACAATGCATTGGTGTTGCCATAACGCATACAGTCATGTGGGGGATTGTCTGTTTCTTCTGCCCAACGCATACTGTATTCTACTGCTCGTGCTAGAGCATCTGCCACTGCTTCCACACGCAGATATTCCACAAGATACTCTGTGTAGATGTTGTCACTGCACCAGTGATCAATTTTCTTTTGTGCTTTCAGCAACCATGTCATAAAACGATCCGGTGCTACCACGCGAGTGTTTACACAATAGTTGCCAAATTTTACAAATGCTCGGTAGTAAGGTGATTCACAAAAATCATCATGTGTTTTGTTCTTTGCAGAGCCTTGCATGGTTTCATAGAATCGGATGTAGGCCTGGAAGCCCATCCGTACACCCGCTTCGTCTCGTGAGAGCCGTCGGCGTTTGGGCTCACACATGTGAACTGCTATACTTGTTTCTCTAGCAAATGTTTTCTTGCAATACTCGCACGTGAATGTCATTTCTTTTCATTACCTGCTTGCTTGTTGTAAGCGTCAATTTCTTTTTGTGTTGTTATCTTGGCCATGACATCAATCTCATCGTCTTTGTAGTCTGGGTACATTTCCATTAACGCTCGACGTTTGGCACTGAGTCCTGCTTCTCTCTTTCGAGGTGCAATCCAGGTATGTCTCGGTGTGCCCAAGCCCGGACTTACACTAGTGGCCATGAGCCATTGCAATTTAGGATGTTTGGCAACATCAAAAAAGTGCTTGTTTAATCTCTCGTTGGTGGCGATTACATAAAACTCTTGCAATTCTCTCGAGCCTTCTACCGCCGACCCCCAACGTATCATCAAATAAGTTGCAAACTTTTTCTTTTCCTCGGGTGTAAGATCATCATAGAATGTTCTAACCTTGCGGTCAAACATACGCATCTCATTGCCAATGTTTAGTTTATCACTCATGTTCTTTGCTTAATTGGTAGATCATTATAGCACGTTCCAGTGCATCTTGTAAAGTAGGATTGGTTTTTGCCGAACGGCGAATTTGTCCCCATAGTTGGTCTTCCAACATGTGATCACGCAAGGGTCTTCCGTCGCTGGTTCTTGAATCGTAGTTGATCTTGTGACCAGTGATAGGATCGTATTCTGCGCCTGACTCGTATCCTACCACTTGACGTGTGCTGGGATCTGCGCCTGACTCACGGGCATACACAATGCCGCCAGCACGTTCGTAAATGAGGGTGGCGTTGGGTTTGAGTGTTCCCATTACCAAGCCTTGTTGTAATCCACTATCTCGCAGTTGCGACTAACGTCTTTCACAAAGTATACACAGTCCGGAGTTGCACTGTCGTCTATGGGCACACACAACATTTGGCCGTTTTTGAGTTTGGGTGCATACCATGCCACTTCTTGATATACGTCTACAATCTCAATGTTAGGAAAACTAGGACGGAAACTGCTCAGTGGATTGAACTGAAATGCACGGAATCCTCTATCATTGATACTGGTCAATGGTAGCACTTCTAGATCACCCACATCGGGTTCTCCAATGAGTATTTGCCAGTCTACAGGCATTCTTATTCTGTTGGTGCCTATCTGTAGCACCAAGGCAGGTGCATTAAAACTTTCCAAAAAGATTAATGGAATATAATGATAGTCTGGGTTAGCAGGATCTGAATTGTCCAAGATTGCAAATCTCATGTCTTCTACCTGTTCAGGCAAATGATCAAGATCATAAGGAGCGTTGTCGAGTGTTAGTATGCGCATGGTTTTATTTTATACTATTTGTATAGTATTGTCAATGGGTTGTTGCAATATTTCTCTGGCCTCCTGGGCAAATCTCTGTTGCCAACTCAGGTCATCTGTATGAAATCCTGGTGACTGTTTAAACTTAGGGTAGGTGGCCAAATTGGTTGCACACATTCTATGAAAGAATTCTTTCAATATATTGTTAACATCAGGATCTGATGGGTACGGCAAATGAGATAGATTATTAAAAAGTCCGTTTAGCGTATATGCATAGGGTATACCTTGACTCTCGCAAGTGAGAAATAACCCTCTTGCTATTACACATGATTTAAATCGATTCATTTGATCATCAGACAGTGCAACATAATAATCTACCGCTAGTTTTTGATCAGATGTTAAACTTGTGTGCCCGTTGCTTAACCATTTTCTTTTAAAGTTTTTTTGTTGCTCAACAGTTGCTTCAAACTCAATTCTATTGGGTTCAGTGAATCCTAACACCACTGCATCAGGGTTGAGTTTTAATCCTTCAAAAAACTGCCAGGCTATCATGCCATTGGTTGAACCTGGTTGAGAAAGCATGATTATTTCATATTCAGGCAACATTTCACTCCAATGTTGACCAGGAAAATTTGTGTCAGGGTGCATGAAACTGTCACCTACTACTAGCAACTTCTTCATGCTATCTTCATCCACTCTAGTTTTTCTTGAGTGAAAGGGTAGTTGGCCTCGCGATAAAAAGTTTTGCGTTTGGTCAGGTGTCGCTTGGCAAACTTGCAGGTGGAAGTAATGTCCCAAATTTGCACGTGATCTTTGTCTTCTGCTTTTCGAATTCCGCGCCCGATGCTTTGGATAACTCTAACAAAACTTTTGCCAGGTTCAACCAAAACCAAGTTAAAAATCCTCG